TATTCAGTTTATACTGGTACTTGCCTTTGTATATTGGTTGAAGGTTAAAATAGATACACGTGCTGGTCTTGGTAAGAAAAAATTAAGACAATTAAAGACAGTTATTAAAGAGGCAATTATAGAAGCAAAGAATGAGTGACATTACATCCAAAGATTCAGAGCAAGACGTAAAGATTGCTGTTATTGATAGCACTCTAGAGAATGCTACTCGTCGTATGGAATTGATTCATAAGAGAATTGATAGAACAGATGAGAGAATCACTAAATTAAATGAAGATGTAAGAGAGAGAATAAGAGCACTTGAGAAATGGGTATGGGGTGCAGGTGCTGTACTTACTGCCTTTATTGTGATTGGTGGAGTAGTGGGTGATTTAAATTTACTACCTGATAACGATGTCAATACCGTTCATACCAAATAATAATACAGGGATTCCAGATATCACAATTAATGGTACTGGAATCCCTTTGATTGGAAACTATACAATAGGTGTTCGTGGTGTATATGTTTCTGATATAAGAAATGTTAATGTACATGATACACGTGATTGGGTAGTTAATCCTCCTAATGCAGTACCAATAGATGTACCTGTAACCGTTTATGCTGGTACACCTATTGTTAATATGCCTGGTTGTGTAACAGTACACAAAGAGAATGCTAAAAAGGATCCATCTACTAATAAGAATCTAGTAAATGATGATCCTAAAGGACAGACCACACTATGTGATGCTGGTATGCCCTACTACCAACCACCTGATTATGATTACAGAGAATTATTTTGGCAGACAATTAATACAGAACCAGAAGAAGGTGATGAAGGGGTTGATACAAATGATTCAGATCCTTTAGATACACCAGCAACACCTACACCACCTCCTACAGATAGACCTACAACTGAAGTAGAATGTCCTCCACCTAATGCAAGACGTATAGGAGACTTGAATCAAGCAGGTACAGAAAGAGTTAAAGAATATAAATTAACACCAGATAAGTTGATCTGTGAGACTATATGGGAACCTGTTCCCACAATAGAACAATTTTTACCATCTATACCTACAGTATCAACAACAGCAACTATTGCTGCTGTGGCGACAACATCTGCCCTACTTGCAAAGCCCATTGCGGATCTGTTATTGAAAGTTGTGAAGCCTGTGATAAAGAAGACGATTGCGAAGGTTCAGAAGATTCTTGGGAAGACCCCACGTCGTCCGACCCTTCAAGAGATGAGGACTGATCAGTATCGAGAGAAGAAGGGTTTACTTCCGATGAAGAAGAAGTAGTAGGTGGTGTCCACTTAGGTTGTGGTATTTGATGTTCGTGAGGAAGAACTAAACCACCTGGTGCTGTTACAACTACATCAGCACATATACTATGGTATGGTGAGTTTGGATGGAACATAATACCAGCCTTCATAAGTTCACCACAATTTTTGAGACGAGCTATCTCAAAATCTAATCTTTTGTTAGCGGTGGCTTGATTAACTGCTGCTATTTGTGAGGTTGCTGCTTCTCTACACTTCTTTTGCATAGCTCTGTTCAATGGTATGGATAGAGTAGCAGATAGACCTACGTTAAATGATTGGTTTGCCCTCATGTCAGTACGTATAGGTTTAAACCATGATGGGGTCATTTCCCCACCACTATCAACTACATCAGGAACACCATTAGGACTATCGATATCTTGAATGATTGTGATGTCTGATCCATCTGGGAACCATCTTACTTCATCACCATT